AGAAAAAGATGACTGAACAACCTAAACTGTGTAAAGATTGTCTCCACTATAAGAAAAGTTGGTTAGGTCATCTTTTTGGGAGCAGCTCACTTGATAGATGCTACAATCCAATCATAACTAATGATTTGATTACTGGAGATATAAAGAATAAATCTTGTGAAGATGCCAGAGATTTTGAGATGTATTGTGGTAGAGCTGGTAAGCATTTTGAGCAGTTATGGGGTGATAGGAAATGAACAAAGTTAAATTCACATACATCACCCGCACGATTGATCCTAAGACTGGTGTTCATTATCTTGATGCGATTGATGAGAATGGATACCATTGGACTGCTCAGATGCAAACAGGAGTAGAACGATGGATTATCTACAAAGAAACTTGGAAAAAAGACCCACAACAACCTTACGACCTATGACTGAATTTCAACCAAAACCACAAACACCAGAACAAGTTGCTGATGGATTGCGTGATGCTTTTAGACAAGCAATGAAAGATGGTGTGATGGATGCTACTCCTTACTTGAACCAAATGACTTTTAACACAGATATTGAAAAGACAGAAGCAGAAATCAAAGTGCTTCAAAAGAAACTGGAACTCCTCAAAGAGATTGAGACACATAAATCCCAATCACCAAGAATGGAGTTTGGATGTGGTGGTAAATTTGAGATTGTTTCTTATAATTCTGTGGATTATTGTCGTTATGAATGGAACGATGGAAGTCATAAATGGTATAAAAGAAAGTATGCTGATGAGGGTGTGGTAATGGTTGCTATTACCGATGGTGAAACTCATCGTCTGCTTGAAGGTATGTGGTTTAATGATGTGAAGAAGGGGAAGTATGATGCTGATGAACCTTATAGGAATGTGAGAGCATATTGGAATGACTGACCTCGATAAACTACTTGAAAAACATTTCAAACGCCCACCATCACTGTGGAACATCATGCGTCATGAGCTAGGATACTCGATTGACATGTGCGATGAAATTGTAGAAGCAGTGGAGCGATGGTTGCCAAAAGAAAACAGCAGACCATCATACGATACGCTACAGTGGGATAAATGTGTTAGAATGATGAGAGAAAAACTCTGGGAGCAATCCGAATGACTGAAATACATTTATTCGTACAAGAAGGTTGTAGACCATGTATGTACGCGGAAACACAGCTCAAGAAGACGGAAGGGTGGCAGGATGTGGTACAAATCACGAATGCCAAAGAGGGTAAGCAATGGACACAGTTTGCGACTGATTGTGGTGTCATAGCTACTCCTACGTTGATTGCGTTGATTGATGGTGTCGTCGTTGCTAAATTAGAAGGGTCAAACAATATGACCTCTGAATTTTGGAAATCTACCATTGAGAAGCACAGACAATGACTGAAATCGAACAGTTAGAGGAAGAGATCAAAGTACTTCAAAAGAAGTTAGATCTACTGAAAGAGATTGAAAATCGCAAAGAACAGATGCCAATGGAATTGGAGAAGGAAGGTGTCATCTCCAAGGTCCAATACAGTGGATTGACATACTGGAGAATTAAGTATGACGATCTCTTTCTCCCTGTGTGGTGGAAGCAAACAAAACGACACAAAGCTCAAATGAGTATGGTATCAGATAGTAAAACAAAACAAATCTTAGATGATCTGTGGTTAAATGACGTACAATCTAATGACTGAAGAAGAGATTGAAGACTGGAAGAAAATGTTTGAGAACCCTGAAAAGATCTATGTTTCTGCTGAGGCATATGATAGACTGGTAGAGATGCTCAACAGACCACCAGATCCAAAATCTGTGGCACGTATCAGAGAACTCATGAACAAACCTGCCCCATGGGATAAAACAGATGAACAATGATATGCCGTGGGTTAATCTCACACAAGAAGAAGTTGATGAACTTCGTAACAAAAAACATGAACTGACTGACTATGGTAAACAACGCATACAACAACTGATGAACAATCAAGAACCATACCCCGATGAAATGTTTGATGCTGCCGAGCGTAGGGAACGTGCCAATCGTATTCTTGAACGGTACAATCACTTCTATAACATTGAATGCTCTAGCCTATCCTATGGCACACCCATCACACCAGAATATCAACAAGCAATGACATTGGAGTGTATGTTAGATGCCCTACGATGTGAAAATCTCAACCATGAGTTTGATAGTATTCCCACGGATGATATCAATGATCTGATTGATAATCTGTATGAACAAGGTAGAAACTATTTGAAACAACATGGACGATAAAACACTATTCAACCCAGATGAATTTCTCCTTGACAATATCAAGAGCTATCACTATGAAGTGATGGACGAAGGTGAACATGTGTGGATGGCATTCTATCTTGAAAATGGTAATACAGGACACTTGAATATTTTCCTGAATAATGGTAAAATTAATACCAGATACGAAGAATGGCAAGAATGACAACACCCAAACAAACAAAAGAAGAATTTCTCTACCCAACACCATCAATTAACCCAGATGCTAACCTAACCTTCGTTGAAATTGCCCAAACAAGCAATATCAACAATTTTTCTCATCATGTGTCATACCTAAGTAACTTGGTCATTGGTGGTAAAACAAAACCAGAAGATGCTTATCAAGAGATCAAGAAACTGTATAAAGCATTAAAGCAATCACATAAGTCACTCAAAGGTTCATGGTTCTGATATGACACAACGAGCACAAACATTAATGAACGAAGTGTGGCATGAACGTAATACATGGGCAGACACAGAACAAAAATTAGTTGCTGCTATCATTCGTAAGTTACTTCCTCATGCTAAAACATACACAGCATCAACCATGAATGATCTACAAGTGTTGGATAAGAATGATCTCATCACACTGTCAAAAGAAGTAGAACAACTTAAATGACTAAAGCATTTACATTACACTGTACTAAACAATATGACAGACACAAGTATAAATTGTATCTGACAAATGGTAAGACAGAAGTGTATGAATGGTATGATGAAGTGAGAGCAAGATGGTTAGAAATACCATCACAGTTTCTTTCACATATAGAGGTGATAGATAGAAAGAAAAAACGATAGGATGATTAACGAAGATACACCATACAAGTTAGCAGAAATCATACGAAATACATGGCCTCAATTGTATCTTCTCAATAGGGTTGCTATTGATAATCAACAAGGTTTTACGCATGGTTCCGCTCCAGTGATACCAAGGGTTCTCAATAAGAAAGACCTTATTGATAATCAATAAAAAATAATGGTTAAAAAAATATAAGTAATGTGAGTGAATGAAGACATATGAGAGAGAACGTGCGGTAGAGGGAGTTAAGGTGCGGTAGAGGGAGTTAAGGTGCGGTAGAGATGTTGGCTTAGCGTGTTACCTATCGAAAGTCAACTCAGAGTGTGCCAGAACTCAAAGTGTCACATAGACCCTCGAAGGTCCTCCCAGGTGCCCTATACTACCTAAGTAATCGAGAGACATCCCAGATGCTCACTAAGATCCAGACGGTTGAGACTGACCTTTCCCCCACAGAAAAGATTGCTCTGGACGATCAGAAAGTCTGTGAGGCATTCATGGCAGCTCGTGTTGAGGGTAACAAGAAAGTTGCCCTTGAGTATGCTAAAGTGATCATGCTTAAGGCATTCGCTGTAGGTCGCCCTTCGTGGGACTTATAAGTTTTCCACAACCTGTGGAAACTGTGGAAAACTCAAAAACTCAAAATTTACAAAATCTTAAAATCCTATTTTTTTAGTTTTTTGAGTTTTTATGAATTCTTGGTTTTTAAGTTTTTTAGATTTTTAAGTTTTTTCGTTTTTTTAGCAATTAATCCTTAAACACACATCACACAAATGAACAAATCATTCAAAAATCTTCAGAGTTCAGCTGTAAATTCTGTTGAAGTAGTTGATAACACTGTGAAAGTAGTGTATAATAGTAACTTAGACAAAGAATATACGTTTAACTGTAAAAATATAGAGCAATTCTTAGAAGATTTCTCTTCAGAATTGATTGATGTAGAGCTAAACAATGGTAAAGGATCTGTAGGTAAATTCCTACATCGACAGATCCGAGATGGTGTTCTTGTCGAATCTAAATAGTACAACTCTTTGATATAGTAAATCAGCAGTAAAATGTCCAAGCAAAACTATCGCTACAACAGCAACGATAAGTTTCAACAATTCAATGAAGAATTTGAAGACTACGGATACGATGTGAAGAATATTCGTAGGCAGACTAAAAAGAAAGTTACCAAATTCAAACGAGAAACTGATGAGTGGTATGACAGTTATTGAACTGGCACAGTAGTCTCCCAATTGCCCCCCTGATCGGATATTGTATACAAGTCGTCAGGAATTCACCATGTCTGCACTCAATTTTGAACAGATTGATGCTCTTCTCAAGTTCATTGAGTTTCACACTGATGAATGTGATGAAAATCTGAATGAAGTTGTGGGCACAGATGTTGCTTTGTTGTATGATATTTTGACTGAGATGCGAGATGAGTGTGACAGTTGAAGAGGTGGCACATGGGTCACTCCACTGCCATCTGAATGCTGTATTGTATACAAGTCGTCAGGAATTCACATGAAAACCGTTCGTGTTCAGGTTGAGACTTGGGATGGTTGTACTACCATCTGGTATGAAGTTTCTCGGTTGAAGAACCCTACCGATGCTGTCAGCAAGCGAGTTAACGCTCAGCTGGCAGGTCTCAATCTTAGGCGTATCGAAGTGTCGCTGTCACCCGCTACGGTGTGACAGTTCAGCAAGTGTCCACTGGGGGTTGACCTGGACCCCCATCCACCCTATATTGATCAAGTCAACCGCAAACGACCCATGCGAGTTATCGAACGTAAAATGAATGCCGCTATCAACGCTGGCAAGGATTTCAAACTCGACAACACTCAGGTGGTTTCTTATACCAACTCCAGCGATGTTTACCTGTATGGTAACTTGATCGCTCGTGTGGGTGAGACCTGGGTGGAGATCTTTGACGGTGGGCATCAGTCTGCCACCACCAAATCGCGTTTGAATGCTATTCTGCGTGAGCATGGTTGCCCTGGTGATTGTGTTTATCAGAAGAACTATCAGTGGTTTGTAACTTTCACTGATGCCAAAAATCAGAAAGTTACTGTTCCTTTCTTCTCTGGTATGCGACTGAATTAGTGAAATCTTGAAATATTAGAAATCTCAATAAATTAAAAATATTGAGATTTCTAATTTTTTTATAAATTATAACTTATATGTTATAATATACTATTAACAACACTTGGAGTTAACTATGACTATTCAAGAGATGTATCAAGAGATGAAAGAACAACAGCTTGAAGATATCTTGAATGGATATAGTGATCTAGATATCTACGATGATAACTATACTATCGTAGAGATTGATTATACTACTCAAGAATAGTATATCAGTCAAGTATATCTGTGACAGTTGTTGAACTGTCCACTACCACTTGATTTTGGCACTGATTGCTGCCATACTATCATTGTTGAAACAAACAACAGATGCCACAAGATCAACTCAATCGTTGTATTGAACAAGCACTCGACAACTTATCATTTTTGAATGAGATGTTGTTTGACTTTTGGTTAACTGAACTGTATGAAGATGGTGATGAGATTATGATACCCGAGCGATGGAATGAAGAGACGCTCGCTATCATTGAAAAGGATGTGATGATGCAGGAGTTGGCAAACTGATGATGTACCAAATCCTCTACATTGAGTTTGATTTTGACGGTGAAGATGAGATGGATGCTTATGATAAAGACCTCATCACATCCGAAACCATTGGTCAAATCTGGGAAGCATGTGATGAGGAAGATCTAATCGAAGAGATCACATGTGCTACGGGTTGGTGTATCAAATCCATTGATTATCGTCATGTGTTGGTATAGCTAACTGGTCAGCCGCCGCTGTGCCAGTTGCGAGACTGTCCACCAACTGCCCCATTGCCCCCCATCTGCTGCCATACTAAGGGCATCAAACGAAACGAACCAATGAACCGCCTTGACGTGATCTGCCCCTCTGCCCCCTGGGAGAACACTACCACTGATGAGGATCGTGCCTGGGATCTGTGCTACTCGCTGTCTGAAGAGTACGGGTACGCTGAGGTCCGCCAGAATGGTATTGTCATTGGAGACTATGGCAACCCCTCCACCTTCCTGGAGTGGCGGTGACAGTCTGGGAACTGTCCACCAATCCCCCCAGACTGCCTCTGGGGGTGCCATACTAACATCATCAACAAACAACAAACAAATGGACACGATCAGACTCGAAATGGCGATGGGTCGCAACATTCCCGACGCTGGTAAGGTTACTGATGCCATGTTCGATCATTTCACCCGTGAATTCATCGGACCTGTGCTTGAGTTCTGTACTATTATCGACGGTGTGGGTTACTGGAAAGGTGAGCAAGAATTGACCAAGATTCTTTATGTTGACATTCCCCTCAGTGATGTAGAGATGATGACTGCTAAGTTTGAGCAGATTGCTAACTGCTACAAAACCGCATTCAGGCAGGAAGCTGTACTGATCTCTGCCGTCAACAGTGTGATCGAATTCGTCTAGATCACACTCACAAACTAACAACAACTCACAAACCCACAATGTCACACTTTACGATGCCCTGCCTGCCCGTCATCCGCCAACGTGTGACGCTTGCCGAACTGGTCTACATGTGGGCGCTGAACCGCCTGGGTATGCTGTAGACTGATCACATCAAACAAAACGACCCATGACCAAAACCGAAGCAACCGCCCTTGCCATCGCCGTGGTTCACAGCAACTGCCCCAACGCTGCCAACGGTCACGTTCGGATGCTGCATCAGACCCCAGAGGGTGCTGAGATGCTGCGCCTGATCGTTCGGGATGACCTCTGCGGCGCTGCTAACATCATCGCCAATGCCCTGTGGGACAATCTCTGAACTGTCCACCAGCTGCCCCTATGGGCGCTGGTGACCCTGTAGACTGATCACATCAAACGAAACGACCCATGACCAACTTTGCTAAGGCGATCCTGATCATGCTGATGGGCAGCGTGACCATCGTGGCAGGTGCCCATGCGATGGATGCCGCCCTGCAGGTCCGGGACCTGATCGACCATCGTAGCGCCATGACCTGCCAACAGATCAACGAGATCACCCCCGGCGGGTGCCAGCTGAGCAAGTGACCACTGCTGCCCCCATCGGGCACCGCTGACCCCTTATACTGATCACATCAACAAACAACCCAAACAAATGGCACTCGACTACAACGGTTGGACAAACTACGAAACCTGGAACGTCGCTCTGTGGATTCAGAATGATGAGTTTCTGTACAACACTGCTAAGGCATGTGTAGAGTATTGCGGCGACAATGAGACCCCGTTTGAGAAGTTCGTGCGCTGCATGACTGATGGTATCATCGGGCGCCACCTTGTTCAGACTAAGGATGGGGTTCGCTGGGATAGCGCCAAGATCAACGACCGCCAGATCAACGAGATGATGGCAGAGCTGTGACGGTTGAGGGGGTGTCCACTGATGCCCCCCATCCTGCCGCCTGACCCTGTAGAATTACAGCATGAACAAAACCAAGATGACCCACGAAGAACTGATCGCCATGGTGATGGCAGAGTACACCGCCAAGATGGCAGCAGAGGCAGAGTACCGCCAGAAGGTCCGCAGCGGTGAGATCGCTCCCCCTGAAGTCCAGTCTGGCAACTGGTACATCAGCGACCGCCACTGAGCGGCAGACCGTCTAGACTAACCACATACCAAACGAACCCAACCCATGGCAATCTTCTCTCAGTGTAGCGACCTCCAGACCCGCGAGACCATGTGGGTCGCTCGCAAGACAGACGACGCACCCCAGACCCGCTACGCTGGACAGATCAACCCCGCTGAGGGTTGGTGGTGGGCAGGATGCCACGCTGACCGCTGGGGAGAGGAAGCGATCGCCAAACTCCCCACCTTCGGGTGACCCCCCATCCTACCACGTCCCCCATTCTCTACACTCACCCCATGACAACCAAACAACTACAGAAATTGGCAAAGGTGAACGGTTGGACATTACACAGGAACGGTGGCAAACATTACATCTATCGCCACGAAGATGCGGGCAAACAAATCACAATCCCCTATCAAGTTAAGTCATTCGTAGGGCACAACATCGCCAAGCAGTTAGTGACAGTGGGGCAGTGATTTTGCCCCCCCTTTGTTATAACGGGGCGGCCGAGCGGGTCCCATACAGCACCTCCCCTAACCTACAAAAGTATCCAGACGAGCGATAAATACTTTTTGAAAATGGTTTTTTGAAAACCTCGGTAATAAAAAAATTTCCGCCAAAAAAATCGTCCGAAAAAGTCGTCCAATAAATATTCAAGTAATGATAGTTTCACTCAAGTACTGAAAGCATTATGGAACCTAATTTCCAGGATTTTGAAAATATTCTAGATAACTTTGATGCCTTCTGTGACGAGTTTGAAAGTCGCGCAGCTGAAGCATTTTTACGTGGAGATCAGAATGATGGAAAAGTTACAAGAGCAACAGCAGAAATTGGAACAAGCACTCCTAACGCTGTCAGAGAGGTTACAGAACCTGGACCAGCGAATATCACAGTTGGAGAGACCTACATTGATGTATCGTCGCCCGGAGAGTAAGAATTACGAAAGTTTGTCCGACACATTGGATTATCTACATAATAATATAGAAGGAATTAAGAAAGATCTCATTAGAGTTGCCCAGACAGTATAATGCCTAATATTGTAGGACCAGATACAGTTGATACATCCAGTACAGATGGTAATTGTTTGTATCCAGCAAAAGCATTAGGAGGATCGCCCTTTGTGTCTCCTAATGTAAAAATGGAAGGGCAACAAGTAAAGTTTTACAATTCTACTAATTTACCTTCATCTGTGAATGGTTTAAAAATCAATCCTGCGATACCTGTTCCATGTCAACCAGGAATACGAAGAATTGAACCAGTGATTAACGATAGTGTGTTGATCAATGGACAACTTTTCGCAGTTACTGGTGATGAAGCAGATTTAATTCTTGGAGCAACAACACCAAGGACCTTGACAGGACCGTATAGTTATCCTACAATAAAGATTGGTACAAGAAAAGTATAGGAGAATTGATCAATGGCAAAAGCAACAGGTAGTTTGTCCAAGAGTGGATATATCGAAGGAGCACCCAAGAAGACCCGTCAAGGTCGTTCACAGAACACTCATCTTGGTGCTAGCTCACGCAACGGTCGCAAGAAGCGTTATCGTGGTCAAGGAAGGTAATGAAAAAATTATTGTTCATTTCACAAGATAAAGAAATGGCACTCATTCAGGAGATGTCATACAAAATCAAAATGTCGGATTGGGATATTCACCCAAGCAAGACATGCTTTTTGTGTGTCTCTCCTGATTATTCAGGAATTGTAACACAACATCTCTCTCACTCATTGTCTATGGGTAGAGAGATTTTTCATGTTGAAGCAGTGAACGTTCCCTTTCCAGACGAGTGTTCACAAAAGTATAAAATTGATTTTCGTATAAATTACCAGGAATGGTCTGAACGATGGGAAAATTTTGTTCTAATTGAAGCTGGTGTCATTCGTGGAGGAAATTACACATGGATCACAGAAGCAATGAGAAAAACTGCTCCAAACATGTATCACACCGTAGCATTGTGTGAGAACATTGGAAGTGTATACAAAAGTGAAATGGTTTCTTTGTACTATGATGATATGATTGAGGATTTACATTTTTGGTGGGAGAGACCAAACAATCACTGGACCTGAACGCCGAACGGGATAGAAACCCCGTAAAAAGTTCTGTTTACCTTAATTTTAGGAGAACAATGGGACTACATCCAGTTGACAAAAGTAAAGATTTTATTAAACAAGGAAAAACGTTAATTACTGAAACAGACAGTGAGAGATATTTACAACTCTCAAAGAAAAAGAAAAAAGATGAGCTCTATCCAATTCCAGAAGATCGGTATGAACGTCATTGTGGTGGATCTGGTGGATTTGATGACTTTGTGGAGCGTTGGCACGAGTGAATAAATAATAGCAGCCTTGCTGTGTCTAAATGCCCGAATTTCAGACGTTCAAAGATTTGAGCGTTACTTTTAAGAAGCATCCAGTCACTGATGATCTTGTCATCGTGAAGGATAAAGCTGCGATTACACAATCAATTGTCAATTTGCTTCTTACGAACAAGGGCGAGCGTGTATTTCAACCAAATTTGGGTTCTGGAATATATGCCACACTGTTTGAACCATTGGACTATGGTACTGCCGGTATCATTAGATCTTCTGTGATTGATGTTCTGGAACGATATGAACCAAGAATTATTTTAATCAATGTGATCGTATCACCAGAATTTGATACCAATGGTTACTCAGTTGAAGTCACTTATGCTGTGCGTGGTAGAGAAGACACACCAATCGCAGTCGAATTCTTCTTAGAGCGTACACGATAATGCCTTACACTCAACTTGCCAATCTGGATTTCACGGATATTAAAACTGCTCTGAAGGATTATCTCAGAGGTCAGTCCGAATTCACTGATTATGATTTTGAGGGTTCGGCATTATCGAACTTACTCGATTTGCTTGCCTATAACACCTACTACACGGCATTTAATACCAACATGGTAGTCAATGAACTGTTCATTGATTCTGCCACCTTGAGAGACAATGTAGTGGCAATTGCGAAGCAATTAGGGTACAGACCCAAGAGCGCAACCTCACCGACTGCTTACATCTCATTTACTGTTACATATACGAATTCTACAACGGATACACAGTTAATTCTGAAAAAAGGAACAGGATTTGTTGCTTCTTATGATAATGTTCTTTATCAATATGTTGTTTTAGATGACGCAAAGGCACAAGTATCAAACGGTGTAGCTACATTCCTTAATGTTCCAATTAAAGAGGGAACACAACTCACGAATACATTTACTGTGAATACAGCACTCGCGTCACAGAAATTTATTCTTGATAATTCAAATATTGACACGAACACCATCAGAGTGAAAGTATTTCCTGCTGGGGGATCTTTCTCCGAGCCTTATTTGGTGTCTGATAACATTCTTGGTGTTGATGGAGGTTCAAAAATCTTCTTTTTGAATGAAATCGAAGATGAACGTTACGAAATCATCTTTGGCGATGGAGTATTAGGAAAAAAATTAGAAAACAACACAGTTGTTGAAGTTTCTTATCTTGTTACATCAGGACCAGCATCAAATGGAGTAAAAACATTTGTATTTTCTGGTGTATTAGAAAATCAGAATGGCGCAACTCCTGGTGGGTTTACTCTTACAATCAATTCTACGGTTGCTGCAGCAGGCGGTGAGGAGATTGAAACCACGAAGAAGATCAAATACAATGCCCCCAAGTCATACGGCACACAGGACCGTGCAGTGACCTCTCAGGACTATGCTGCGATCGTTCGTAACATCTATCCTGCCACAAGTGACATTATTATCTTTGGGGGCGAGGATCAGGTTCCTCCACAGTATGGTAAAGTCTTTATTGTGCTCAAACCAGCAGATGCGGCATATCTAACTTCCATTACAAAACAAGAAATTGTATCGCAGTTAAAGAGATACGTTGTTGCTTCTGTTGAACCAGTATTAGTTGATCCTTCAATTCTTTATGTTGAGCTAGATAGTAAGATCTATTACAACAGTCAGATTACAGATCAGACACCGGCACAGATCAGAGACAAAGTAATCACATCGTTACAGAGTTACATTGAAACATCTGATACTGAAAAGTTCAATGGTAAGTTCCGTCACAGTAAAGCAGTTGGTGTGATTGACGATGCTGACAAGAGCATCAATTCCAATCTCACATCTGTGATTATGAGGAAAGATTTTTATCCTCAGTTGAATTCGACGTTCTATTATGAGATCTGTTTCCAGAATTCTTTTGATGAAGATTGCGATGATCCAGTCTTGTCGTCAACTGGATTTAGAGTTACAGAATATCCAAATTTTGATGTCTATCTTGAAGATAGAGGTGGCAAAATTGTCCTATATAGACTAGACGCTATAACTGGTGAAAAGATTATCCTAGATAGGGAAGTTGGCGATATTGATTATGTGAATGGTGAATTGAAGATGTATAATCTAACTATCATTAAGGGAAGCTTCTTTGATAACAGAATTTCAGTTAGAGTTAAACCTCTGTCTAATGATATCAAGGCGGTAAGAGAGGTTTATCTCGATGTTGATATAGCAAATTCCACCTTCAATGCGTACAAAGAGTAAGTAGATGGCAGTCAAGACCAAAAGAATTTCTACTCTTATTGAGTCACAACTTCCAGAGTTCATTTCAAATGAATATGAACTATTTGGAAAGTTTGTAGAGAAATACTACGAATCTCTAGAAGTACAAGGTGGAACACTTGACATCATCAATAATGTCCAAAAATATTTGGATATTGATTTTTATGAAAAGAATTTATTGAAGCAAACGGATGTTTTAGCTTCTAGTATTTCTTCTTCAGACACATCAATTTATTTGATTGATGCCAGTTCTTTTCCGGAGAAAAACGGATACATTAGAATTGGCAATGAAATCATCTTCTATGCCACAAGAACAAATAATCAACTTCAGAATTGTTCCAGGGGTGTAAGTGGTAACACAACTTTAGGAGATCTATACGACAGTTCAGATTTCCAGAGTACAGAAGCAGCATCTCATATATCTGGAGAGATTGTTTACAATATCAGCAATCTATTTCTTTATGCGTTCGTTAGAAACTTTGAATCGCAATATTTGGGTTCTTTTCCAGAGAAGTATTTAAAAGGAGAAGTTGACAAAAGAACTCTGATCAAGAACATTCAAAAGTTTTATAAAGCAAAGGGAACTGATAGTTCAATTAAGTTCATTTTTAACACAATCGTAGCAAAAGAAGCAGACAATAAACCATCTGTCTACAAACCAAGAGATTTTACATACAAAGCATCTGAAGCAGACTGGGTTAGTGTTTATGCTTTAAAAGTAAAGGTTATTTCTGGAAATCCAAAGGCACTGATTGGAAAGAAAATCGTACAGACCCCAACAAGTGAATATGGATATGCTTCTGCTACAGTAGATAATGTTTTTGCGGATGGAACATTTGATGGAGAACAGATCTGGAACATTGTTCTTGCTCCAGAAACCGTAAATGGTGCGTTTTCAATCTCAACAAAAACTCGCCTAAAAAAAGATTTACAGGCATCAAGTGGGTCTGGAAAAAGAATTGATGTGTTTTCCACAATTGGATGGGATACATCTGGAGAGGTATTAATCAACGAAGAGAAGATCTCTTTTAGTGATAAGAATATCACTCAGTTTGTTATTCAATCAAGAGGAACAACTCCCGTATTACACGCTGAAGGATCAACAGTTTATAAACCAGTTATTTTAGAAGGATCTGGTATATCATTATTGACCCTTGGTGTTGTTTATAACTTATCTCCACAAGACGCACATCCATATGCCTCTGTTGGCGATCAAATTCAAGTTTCACAACCAGGATTTGAAACTGCTGATCCAAAAATAGTTCTTTCCGGAACAAATCAAACTCGTTGGATTGTTGGAGATGGAGATTCAGTATTTACTCCAACAAATACTTCAATTTCAACAGCATTGAATGAAGTATCTACAGATGTATCTGCTATTTTTGAGGACGAGCAATATTATTACATTACGAGTTCAAGCTATCCATCTTACAAAATTTTAGATGGATCTACAGTAACTCAAGAAGTAAAAGATCAAAAAATACTTCGTATCATAAGAAAAGAAGCAACCAAGACCACAGAGGTTTATAAAACTCCAAAACGTGACGTTGGTATCCTTTTGAATGGAGTTCCAATTTATAGTTTTCGTGATGAAGAAAGTATTCGTTTTGGTATTCTTGAAAGTATCGCAGTTGATAATCAAGGAACAGGATATGTAAATCCTCCATTTGTTCTTCTTGACGATGTTCCAAATCAGGCAAGAGCAGTTCTATCTGGACAGGTAGTTGAAAGAATTATCGTTGACACAACAACTGTATTTCCAAGAACTCCAGAAGTTACAATTACATCTGGACGAGGAGCTGTTGTTCGTGCTGTAGTTACTGGTGGAAAAGTGACCAGTTTAATTATTGATAATCCTGGAGAGTATTATTCTTCCCCTCCGATCGTTAGAATTAGAGATAATGCCGGTAGAGGAAGATTTGCTGATTATACCGCCATTGTTAACACAGATGGTAATATTACTGGATTTACTAAAAATGATGAGGGAAATTTTTATAATCAAAGTACAGTAATCGTAGATATTATTCCTGTTGGCAGTGGAGCATCTGGTATCCCATATCTCAAGGAATGGAATAAAAATAGATTTACAAAACTAGCAAATACATTAGATACTGAATATGGATATGTCTTTGAAAATTATAATCAAGCATTGAAGTATGGATATGGTCATGTCGGCAACCCTAAGGCACTCAGAGTATTACTAAATGATAATTTAAACGGAGCTGGAACAGAACCAACCACTAAAACTCACTCTCCGATTATTGGATTTGCTTATGATGGAAATCCAATCTATGGTCCTTTTGGATATCAAGATCCACTTAATTCACAATCATCTATTGTTAGAATGACTTCAAGTTATTCTTTGAACAACAATAGACAAAAAGGGCCATCAACATCTACTTATCCACTTGGAACTTTTGTTAATGATTACAGATATGTACACAAGAGTGGAACACTGGATCAAAACAATGGTAGATTTTGTGTAACTCCAGATTATCCAAATGGAACATACGCTTATTTCTTGACTGTTGATAGTAATCAAGTACCACAGTTTCCATATTTTATTGGAGAGAATTTTTATTCTCTTCCAGTTGATAGTAACTACAATTCTGATATCAATCAAAACGATATTCCAAAAAAATCAAGAAGACTTTTTTCTCCAGGAATGCCAAGAAATGGTGAAGGAGTTATTGCTCAAATTGCCGAGGTAAGACCAGGAGTAGTTGATTCGGTTTCAATTGAAAGTTCTTCTAACAACTTCTCCGTAAATTCAAAACTTTATTTTGATAATTCTGGAACAGAAGGGCAAGATGCTGAGGTTATAGTATCATCCGTAAACGGAAAAACTGTAAATTATCTACAGAGTAAAGAAACCAAGGTTGTACAATTAACAACGATACAAAGTGCGTATTTGTTTGCGAATGACACACTAAGACAACCAGCTTCTGGAGCGTATGGAGAAATCGTTGGAACTGTTACCAATGATAATACAATTGTGCTCAAAAATGTTTCTGGAACATTTAACACAACAGGAACATTTTCAGCAGATATTAAAACATTCTCAATATTGATTGATCAAGATAGCAATTATACAAAGGGAGCTATACTATCTCTTACTGATGGTATTAATACCCCCATTGCTACAGGAGAAGTCTTAGAGGGAACATCGAGACAGAATGTTGTAAAAATCAAAGTATTAACTGGCACTTGGGTAGTTAATGATGATTACTTTATTCAATCAAACGATTTATTCAACACTTCGGGATCAAGAATTATAACTCTCACTTCTTTGAGTGATAACTTAGAACCGTTTGATGTCAATCAAAATGTTGCTTTAATTGAAACCGCACAAGAGCACGGACTGGGAATTGGCGATCAAATTAATGTCAACATCTTTCCAGATGATGCCACTAAGACAAAAACATATTATTTGAGAAAAAGACTTTATCAAACAGTAAAATTTATATCTCCTGATTATACATCAAATATTAATTATACTGGTGTTGGTAGATTTGAAATTTTTAATGGTGGTGCTGATTATACACCAGGAACTTATACAAATGTTTCGTTGACTGGAGGATCTGGATCTGGCGCAACGGCTACAATTATTGTGTCTTCTGCTGGTGTTGTTTCTTCAGTTGTTATTCAGAATGGTGGTTCTGGATATAAAAAAGCAGATTATCTAAGTGTTGATGATGAAGATCTTATAAGATCTCTCGGTTCTCTTGGAAATGCCAGATTGGTTCTTTATATTGATCACGTTGGATTTGCTTCCGGATCTACATCTCTGATTGTCGATAGCACAATTGGCGTTTCTAACGGTGATTTGCTGAAGATTGGTAATGAGATAGTACAAGTATCTTCGATTACAAATAACAGAATTACTGTAATCAGAGCGAGGGAAGGAACTCAAAATATAGATCATTATGATGGTCAAGAAGTTTCTTTATATAAACCACGTTACAATTTTGCCAACAATTATCAAATTTCTTCTTCAAGTTTTTCTGGATTTATCAAATCATATGATCCAAATACACAAGAAGCTGTAATTGTTTTTAACTATTCAACAGAAAAAACAAATGCTGAAGATGTAAAGATAAGCACAAATTTCTTTGATAGTAGCACTCCAGCAAAATTAGTTTCTGTTGAAACTGCCAATGTTGTTGAATATAAATTTGAATTTTCTACCGACAATGTAAACTTTGTTTCTAATCCAAATATTGATATTCAGGAATATTACAAATATAAATTTGATACTTCACACTCTTCTCTAACTGGTACTTATTTTGATTTAAGTCCAAGCAAGAATTACAATATTGTAACTGAAGAAAAGACAACGACAACAATTTTACCAGGAAACCCAGGATCATTTACAGATGTAAAATTTGGATTTGGTCCAAGACTATCTGCAAATTCATATTCACAAAAAATTCAAACACAATTTGCTAATTTTTACTATTTTGATAAAAATCAAATTGTAAATTCTGATGGAAAGTATTTAAAGATTATTTCTGACCCATTACAGGGAAATAAAACGATTACATATGTAACTCCAAATAGATTTGTTTATCAATTATCTTCTGTTCCTCTTTGGGATGGTTCTGGATCAATTACATACACTACAACTGGGCAATTTGCTATCGGAACAATCAACTCTTTTAGTGTTATCAATTCTGGTTTAAATTATAAGAAGTCTCCAATTATCGTTGGGTGCGATCCAACGACTTCATTTAAAGCAGAAGCAACTGTATTGTTTGACCAAACAACAAAAACTATAACCGGAGTTAGAATTGATAACGAAGGTTCTAATTATTATAATCCAAAAGTTGTGATAACAAATGGAGATGGAATTAATGCTCAGTTTAACATTATTGTTAGACAGGGAAGAATTTTTTCAATTACTGTAGATAATCCAGGCAAGAATTATACATTTGCTCCGGAAATTGAAATTGTTGAAGGAAATATACAGGCTTATGTTAACAGCAACTCAATTGGAGTTCCTCAAAGTATCTCTATTATACAAAATGGTGGTGCTTTCCATCTTGATAAAACAGTATCATCAGACTTTACTTCAAAAACTGTTTTTTCCCTTACTAATTTTTCTGGTGAATTTCAAAGAGGGGAACTCGTAGTTCAAAAAATTTCTGGAGTTGAAGTTGCCAGAGGTAGAGTATCGGAATGGAGACCAGGATCAAATCTACTAAAAGTAGAAAATATAACTGGTATTTTTAGAACTGGTTACACTATTTCATCAATTGATGCCATTTCATATGGCACAATTAAATCAATATTTGTGACTGAACTATCTCCAGAAATCACAAGTTTTTATAATAATCTTGGATACTATGGATCGGATAAAGGAAAACTTGGTGTTGCCAACCAGAAACTTTTAGATAGTGATTTTTATCAAGATTATTCCTACGTCATCAAATCAAAAACTCCAATTGATCAGTGGAGAGAGTTAATTAAATCAACAACTCACCCAGCTGGATTTAAACTATTTGGTCAGGTTGATGTTGAAACAAATAGTTCAACATCAATGCCTCAGCAAGCGGCAAAGAGCGGTCATTTTTCAATCATCCAATTGTGGGATCCAGAGAAAAATGTTATTACGATTGAAAACACAAGAAGAATTCTAACACAAACAATACAGAAAGTAGAGAACCAAA